GTTCAAAAAGTTAGAGATAGGATAATCAATGAATATAATGAAGCAAGAGGGGATTGTATTTGCCCTGAGGAGGGTGTAAACTTACAAGAAGAATGTTTGAATAAATTCTACAGTATGAATTTACAAACTATGACTTTAGCACAGTTTCAAGAATTAATGAACTGCATTGGTTGTTCTCGTGCTCTTACCGATAAAGATGTTGAAAAACTTAGAAATGCTAATATGGATATGAGAGGATTTATAACATATTTGAAAAATGCTTACATTGGAGCTAGAAAGTGTGATGGATCTCAAGAATTTAAAGAGTTCCAAGAGTTATGTATCCCAGGATTTTGCGAAAAATCAGACTTTTTGTTAAAAGCAAATGCCAGTTACAAATACAATGATGGTTCAGCACCAACATCTCAAATATTCCCGAAACCCCTCGGTAAATTTGATATTAATGTTGAAAATCAAAATATAGCTTTCCCCGAACAAGTTGCAGATAAGATCGCAAAGATAGAAAATCCAATCAAGAGATTATTTTTTATTTTATGGATTATGGAATTAACCAAGCACGGATTCGCATTGGACGATCCTAGATTAAAAACTCGATTAAATATAGTTGAATTGGAGATTGCTGGAAATGCACCAGAACCATATTGGAATGAAATTAAGTTGCCATTACTTAGGAACATGGATAATACTATTAAAGAAGCTTGCTTAAAATACAATTCCATGAGAAAAGATTTAGGTGAAGGAATTGGAAAATTTTTAGTAGATACTTGGTATTACTTATTTAATGAAAATATTCCAACAGATGTATATCAAAAATGGCTACCAATGTTAAATAGAGCCTCTAATGATGAAACTGACTTGACTGATTACTATATGGAATTTCTTAAGGAGGCAATGCAGGATAAGAGATTTTCTCAAAAGTACGGTGACATAAATAAATTTCTTGACGAAAAATTAAAAGAAATGATGAACACCATTGATGGAGCTTATGAATTCTCTGATGATGATGTTGAAAGAATTTAATGAAATTATATTATTATCTAATAATAATATAGAATGAATTTAAAAATATTCTTATTTAAAATTATTTCTATTATTTTATCATTTTTCATTGCAAGATCCGTAGTAAATTTCTATGATAATTCAAAAGAATATTATTATGTTAAAATTGTTATATCTACAGCTATAATAGCGATTATAATAGATATTGCAACAAAAAAAATTCAAAAAGATAATTTACAAGAGAATTTTGATTTATTTGGGGAAATAAGAAAACTTGGAGAAAATGCTGTATCAGCAGGTACTGACATTATATATTTTAGACAAAATTTAGAAAGATGTAACAGTGAAAAGGCAGGTATTACTAATAATCTTAACCAATGTTTGCAACAAAAAGCCCAATTAGAAGCAAGAATTAAGGAATTGGAAGCAAAAATAGTAGAATATAGAGGAACCGTTAAAGAACTTTACAATAAACAATTGTCATTAATCAATAATTCATCATTCATTGGAAATACCCAATTATCTGATAAAAATAGAATGTTAGTCTCAACTAATGCCGATATACAAAAATCATTTTTGAAGTTAACTGAGATTAATGATAAGATAAACACAATAACTCAAGAGATATATTCAAATAATGTATCGTTTGAAAGAAAAGAGCAAATTGAAAAAACATTAAAAGCAATAATGTTTTTGCTATTATTCCTAATGATAGTAATGATTGTTTATTATTCATCAGGATATAGCCCAGAGAGTTTACCTGAGACATTTAATTCTCTTAAAACTAGTCTAGGATTCAAATACACTTAATCATTATCTTCATCGTCATCCAAATTAGCGCTATTCATAACAAATCCAATAAGATGAGTTGTTGTGCAACACTTCTTACCAAATTTCTTTTCAAGGTATTTCTTCAATTGACTCTTAAGAGGATATTTAGAACAGTTATATGTGGAAGTGAACCAAGCTCTAAATTCATCGTGGAGTGATTGCAAACTAATCTTATCAGTTTTCTTATCAGTTTTAATAAGTTTCGATGTAATGAAATCAACATTGATATCCATATCTTTTTGATACTCAGATGTAAATTTCAAAACAGAAGGAGGTATTATTAATCCACCCTCCGTCTTTTTATAAACATTGAAATAAGTATGAACAAGCAATGCCATAAAGGTTTCTGACCATAATGGAAGCTTATTTCCTAGATATTTATCTATGCGAAACTCATTCTCATTTTTTGGATTATTAACGAAACTACTTTTGAACTCCAATGCTTTAACACGACGCCAAGTACCATTATCATCAGGAGGTAACTTTGGCATATCATTGCAAAATAATATCATCTTAAATTGCGGCTTTATCTCCTGGAAATTGGACCATAAACCTCTTCCTTTGATTTTATCACCACCAGTATATTCCTTCATCAAACCAACATTAATCCTCTCACCTTCATCCGGTTCTTCGCAATAAGCATATCTTTTACCTTTGCTCTCAATTACTTCTGGACTAACTGAGTTACTGGCTCCTCTTTTCGCTGTAAAAAGTGTGATTGGAAATTTACAAGAATAAGCACCCATTGCCTCAACTAGTAACTGGTTAATTTTAGACTTACCGTTACCTCCTGAACCTGTCCAAAAATGGAAACTTTCATCGGCATTGTGTCCTTCTAAAAATGAAGACATTAAAGTAATCATGTAATTTCTATCATCTTTGTCAGTTTGCACTTTATAAAGAAAATCATTGAGATCCTCTAAGTATGGTAAGTCATCTCTATAAGGGATATAATTAACACCGCAACTTAATGATATAAAATCATCAGGTTTTCCATCTCGAAATTGTCCTGTCTTCAAATCTAATACACCATTCTTAAAAGAGAATTTATAATGATCTTCATCCAATTTATTCAAAAAATCTTTATCATAAAATAAACCACGACATTCCTTCATCACATTTTCAATGAAAGATGTAGTTTTTAAATTTTTGATAATTGTTGTTAGTTTTTCTATTTGAGATACATTTTGTTTCTTTTTACTCTCCAAATCATATTTCTTCTTTTTATCAGTTTCCTCTTCCAATTGATCTTCCAATAAATCGATTTTCTCATTATAGTAGGAAATTAATTTACAATATTCTTCTACTAATTCGTTGCAAATTTTATTTCTTAAACTAATACCAGTTTCATCTTCTATCCAGTGATGCTTTTGAAAAGTGTACCATTTTTGATTCTTAATAGAAGCACAAACATATTGGTATTTGTAAAGACGATACAAAACTTTCGCAATATCTACGTTTGTTCCTGTCATTGATTGCTCAATAAAACTTCTAGTTTGACCATTTCTAAATTCAGCATATTTTTCAGGATCATCCAATCTAGCCCAGTAGTGAATACTTCCCAAGTTCAACCCATCTTGAACTTCTTTCATATTCTCCCAATATTTCTCACAAGCAGTAGGATCATATTTTGCGCTTTGACGACTAAAATCATCCCATATTCCTAAGAGATCATCATTATGTGGCTCTATTGCGTGTAATGCAAATCCTAAATCTATCCAACTATTATAATCATCCGCTCTTTTAGGACTCAAAATATTAACCAAATCGAAAATCTCAGCTAAGTCATCTTCCGTTAAATTAGTAGATTCTTTTTTCCTCTTCTTCTTCCTATCACTAACTTTTACTTTGTAATTATTAACTTCTTCCAATTTACTAGATTTGATTGGAGTAGTCTCAGTTTTATTACGAATACTTAACAAACTGGGTAATTGGGTATCTTTATATAATTTTAATTCTATTGGTGTTAGATTGCAATCAAAAATATATTTTAAATCATATCTTGGAATTCCAGGCTTTGTACTTCCATACATATACCATCCAACTTGATCAATCACTAACTTATCAATGGCACTTGAAATATTATTTTCGAATGGCATAGTTTTGAAATATTCTTCTAATTCCTTGATAACATTATCTCTAACTACATTTTGTACTGCAGGCTCACTAACTATAAATGGAAACATAATGTGTAATCCATCCTTCATTTGAGTTTTGGATACAACTGGCTCAGGTCTTTCAAATACAAATGCTCTAAGAAGTTCATTCCTTTGTTGCTCACTAGAGAAATCAAAATACAGATTAATTTGATCAATATAAGCTTGACATATTTTTTTAACAAAGGAGTAGCCAAAAGATCTCTTTTTATTATCTAATTTCAATCGTAAATCAATATCTATTATAAAGGGTCCAATATCGGCATGATGCTCAATAATATGGGTTGGCACATTTTCTTGTAGTAATTTACCCATGTAATTAAAAAATGTTTTTAATTGTGGTCCCTCTATTAAAAATTTTCCAGTATTCTTCCCAACACCGGTATGAGTGAATTTGCCACTTTTTACACGGTTTTCATTGAGGAAATTTATAAATTGTTGTTCAGTTTGCGAATTATCATTTTTATTTACTTCTAAAGCCATGGGGTTTTCCATTTCTTTTTATAATAAAATAAAATTTTCTTTAATACACTTTTCTTATATTTTTATCAGTTTGGAACGATATAAAAAAATTGATATTTTTAATATTAAAAAGATTGATATTATACTACAAAATGGATTCAAAAGAACTTTTGAATTTAAGAGTCCAAAAGAGGATAAATAATGATTTAAGTGAGATGGGAAAAAATATGAAAGAATTGAATGACAATGGAATTTTTTGGCATGTTAATGAAGATAATATAAGAGAAATTTTTATTGTTATTTTTGGTCAAGAAGATACTCCTTATGCAAATGCACCATTTCTATTCAAATTTCGTTATCCAGATAATTATCCTTTGATTCCTCCTGAAGGCAAATTTTGTACAAGTGATGGAGAAACTCGATTTAATCCAAATTTATATGTTGAGGGAAAAATTTGTCTATCCATTCTAGGAACTTGGAGTGGTCCAAGTTGGACTCCAGTTATGAGTATTAAAACTATCATTATGTCCATTATTGCATTAGTTATGACGAATGAACCATTGAAAAATGAACCTGGATGGGAAACCGCGAGGAAAGAAGATATCGAAGATTACAATAATGTAGTTGAATATAAATCCTTGAAAACTGGAATAATTCAGCAATTGACTCACAAGCAAGAATGTTTTCTCCCATTGTATGAGCATATTATTCCAAGGATTGGAAGAGATTTTCCAAAAATTATGGAAAGAATCGATAAAAATATGGATAGATTGAAAGGTGTAAAATTAATTAGACCAAGATATGGACCAGCATCAAATATAGACTATGCCTCTTTGAAAAAGGATATGATTGAATTGGGTAAAAAATATGGAATTTTACAAGAATCGAATCCTCCACTTCCATTAGCTACTCCCCCTTCAACTACATCAGTTGAACAAATTATTCCAGCAAAGAATCCAGCTGCAAATTACGAGTTGGGTTTAGAAATTGAGTATAAAGGGATAAAATATAAAGTATGTGCTTTCACGAATGGTAGAAAATATTGGAAAAAAAATTGAATTTGAAATGATTTAAAATTATCAATTATAATATATAAACAAGATGGAATTTTGTCCTGAATGTGAAAGCTTATTATATTACCAAGAAGAGGAAGGAGAATTGATTAATTTTTGTCAAGGTTGTGGATATAAAACAAAATCTAATAAAACATTGATATCTCAAAATTCTTATACAAAAGGAACAATTGCTACATTTGGAAGTAGAAAGAATTACATATACGATCCAACACTGCCAAGAACCAGTAAATATGTGTGCCCAAATGATAAATGTATTACTCACCAAAGCCCAGATAAGAAAGAGGCTATATTTTTCAATGATGGCGATAGTTTGAAACACGTTTTTATTTGTAAGGCTTGCCAAACTGAGTGGAAATATTAGATGCTAATTATAATAAAAAATGAAAAAAAACTACTTAAAAATAACATATTATATTAAGTATAACTAATGTCTGAGTTTGAAAACGAAGATGCAGGTTTCGAAAATAATGCTAATAATGAAGAAGAGAATGAAGATTTAGAAAATATTGGTGAAAACAATTCAAATAAGATTGAAGAATTAGAGCACATTGATGAAATTGAAGATTTTAGGCAAACTTATGATAGGATGGTCAAAGAATCACAAAGACGAACTATTCCATTTTTAACACGTTTTGAGAGAGCGAGAATTATTGGAAAAAGGGCTATGCAAATCTCAAAAGGTGCACCTCCTTTAGTAGAGGTTGGAAATTTAGAGAATCCAGTCGAAATTGCTTACAAAGAACTTAGGGAACGTAAGATTCCCTATATTATTAGACGCTCCTTGCCAAACGGTATGATTGAGGATTGGAGAGTTGATGAATTAAGAATTGAGTAAAAAAAAGTGAAATTAATATTTACTAATTTATTATTAAATAAATGCAGGGAACTAAAATATCGCAAGACTGCACATTTAATATTTTGACTGATTTTTTAACAAGAACAATTTTTTTATGCGTTGATGAAAAAATTGAGAATTTACCTTCAAATTATTTCAAAAATTTAACGAGATTTGTTCATTTGAAAATTGGGAAGAAGATATATTTGATTTTCAATAATGGAAAAAGTCCCTTTAGCAATGAACAGGTTTATGATGAAACTGTTTTGATTATACCAGAGAATGATTCGTTAGGTATCGCAAGAGATAAAGATTTTTTTAAGACAATGTTAAACAAGGAAGTGATAAATAATTGCATTAGAAAAGGTTTATTTTACACAATAAAATTGTCTGATGAAACTCCTCGATATTATTTATATGAAGATGATGAAAAACAAAGAAAAGACATACGAATAGTTGTTCCAAATAAATTCGTAAAATATTACAATGAATTGGAAGTTTTTGACATAAGAGATATGCGAGAAAATAGACCTGTTCTTTTCTTGAATTTTTTCACTAAAATTCTATCAGTAAATCTTAAATTTGCTCGTAAAATTAATATTAAGAAATTAGCAATAGATATTGAAAAATTCGATATTGAATTCATTAGCTATTGCTGGTATATAGTAATTATATATTACTCAAATATTTTTTTGAATATGAGTTATATTGGAGGTAATCACAGAACAAGAGGATATTTTTTTACAAAACCCCATCTTTCTTTAGCTCCAAAAGATAAAGAAATATATCTCGTATTTTTCAAGGACGAATTTCGAATGTTTGAAAAAATATATGATAAGATAGATTACTTCAAAACAGGAACATCTTTTTACCATAAAGGAGAGACGGAATTTAATAGAATTATGCAGGATATTTTTAATTTTCGATTAGTTTGTTATAGATTGCAACCATATTTCAATAAAAATTTTGATAGAATTATTTACGAAATAGATGAGAATGAATTCCATTTTAATTGCGAATTATCTATTCCATATCCAAAATCATTACTTAATCCAAACATTGATTTATTAATTGAAGCGAACACGAAATTTTTGATTGCTCAAGAAGAACGAGATAAATTGAAGCATTTAATAAAACAAAGAGAAAAAGAATGCAAAACTGCTATGAAATTACAAAAAGAGGCAGAGAGAAAAATATTGGATAAGCTAAAAGCAATTGCCAAAGAAATAGCTGAAGAGGCACAAAAAAAATACATTTTGAATGAAAAAAGGATTGAAGAAACAAAGAGACAAAAGAGAATAGAAGCTAATTCATTTGCAAGTGAAATTATATCATCAATATTAGATGATGTCGATGATATTTTCTATGAATGGATAAGTGAAGATGAAATTTCTAGCGAAGAAGAAAGTCAAGTTGATAGCCCATTCTTGAAAAGTTTCAATGAAGACTCTAACAATTTGTGGCTTTTTTAATTATAAAATTAACATACGTTGTATGTTAACTTTTTGTTTTTTTGTTTTTTGTTTTTTGTTTTTTGTTTTTTGTTTTTTGTTTTTTGTTTTTTGTTTTTAATTATAAACAATCACTTACTGGGTGAAGTGGCGAGAGAGAGCCTTCATAAGAGTGTTGTAATAGCAGTTCTCGTCCTGGGTAACCTTGCCCTTCTTGTCCTTGACAGCGCAAAGCTCAGGGAAGAGGGTCTGGAGAGTAGAATCCATATTGATCTTACGCTTGTTAGCCTCATCCTGGAGCTTGTGGTGACGAATGTAGGAAGTGACGAGCTTGAGAGCCTGCTTGCGGGAAACAAGAAGGTGATC